CCTGGTTCATAATTACCATTAACGTCAATTCTCTCTATTGTGAGATTATTTTGATAACCATTATTTAAAGCCCACTCCATGAAATTCGCACTATCTTTCCATTCCTCGCAAACCTTAATACCTCTGCCACCATAGTTTGAATATGCTTTATTTGTTGCCTTATAACAACGACTATTCATGTGTTGCCATATGTTATATAGTCTAGTGTTACTCATATGGTGTTTAACTCTACTTGCCTTTAAACGTTCTTTGTGAAAACATCCACAACTTTGTGTGTGTCCTCTGAGTAAATTAACGGAAGCAATATTAACTACGTTTCCACAATCGCATTTGCAAGTCCATTTAACACTTTTGCCATTTCCGCCATGACTATGTAGATATAAGACTTCTAGCTTGCCAAAACGTTTTCCTGTTAAATCTTTTCTTATGGTATTACTACTCATTTTCCAAACAATTCCTCACATTCTGCGTCCAGATCATTATCAGTTACTTCTGTAGCTGTTGTGTCAATTACATCAGGTGTCTCCGCAGCACTAAATACATCAACTACCTCGTCTGACTTCTCACGTTCTACTGTTGGAAACTCACTCACACTACTTTCTTCCCATGCTTTTTGTGCTTCAATGCTTTCAAAATCGCAATCAATATGTTTGCAAAGCCTACGCAATACAGTTTTCTTGCACATTTCATCAAAGCTATTTTTCCAAGCCTTTGAATCTCTAGCCTTTGAATAATTAGCACGAACACTCTGAACGTCCTCAACACTCATTGTCTCGTACTGTAATCCGTTGTCCTTGTAGAGGACTACCGCAAAGCAGCCTAAGATTTCACCAGTATTAAAAGGCTTTGGAACGAATGTAATAGTTGCTTGTCCGTCTACGATTTTTTCTTCAAAAACGTCACCCTCTCTAACCACTTTTGCGTATATATCCTGAATAGGTCTAGTCGAGTAACGCTTAGTGAATTTGATTTCACCTTTGTAATCAGTTTGGAAATTTACATTTGATCCATAAGTTATGAGATAACATTCCCTCGCCTGGAATGACATTCCTAAATATGCTCCACGTAGTAATCCCATCATTAACTGATTTTTGTTTGCCTTTGCTAAATCAGGGTTAGAATTAATAACACTTAAAGCTTCTTGCACGAAGCGTGTTTTGTTAAATCCACTAGGTAATGCTTCTTCAACATTAATCAACTTATCTGTAAGTGTTTCTGAGAAAGTCTTAGCAATCTCGTTTTTCTGTTCTGCCATTAAAAATCTCCTTTCATCAACCGAAATATCTAATCATAAGTAAACCTGCTACAAGTAGGAGAAACCCTACCAGTGTCATAACAACAATCTGCATGAAGAACCTATCAGAATCTAAAGCTGAAAACCCTATCATAACCAAAATGAAGCCCACCACTGTAAGTATTCTTGCTAGTATTTCCATTTTTAATCCTTTCTACAATAAATCATCCTCTGTTGCTAGGTGATACTCTGCGTAATGGCCTTTGTATGAGCCGTCCTCGTAATAAGTAGTCACCATGTTCCTAACTATCATGTAACCTCGTTTTCTGAGGTCTGTAATTCTGCTTGCTAATCTCATGCAGCCGAAATTTTTCATAGCTTCAAGACTTGTGATACTTCCGTGTTCATCCATGTATCTAAGTATTAACTCGCACTGAGTATCATTCTTCTTTGATTTTTCTGTACCTTTCATAAAACCCCCTCTCAATCTGTTTCATCAAGTATGAAACTGTCTCCATTTTCTATTGCGTTATCCAACTCCCTTTGTGATAAATCAGTAACCTTGTAAAGTGCTAACTGGTGCTTGTCAGAAAAAGCGTAATCTACATCATAAAGTCTTTCCCTAGCCCATTCATCAGATAGATACTCATGTACTTCTTCTGCTGAAATCAGCTTTAACTTTGTACCCATATTCTCAATCTCCCTAATAACCAAAATAGTGACTTCCGTACTGGTATGCAGGTTCACAATGCTTGTTGTATTCTCCGTATGTGAAGAACAATATGTCCTCGTCTAGTCGTTCCTCGCTCTCTAAAGCTTCCAACCTTACCGCTTCAAAACTCTCGTCTGATATGTGCCAACTTGCCCTCTCTAATGCACCATCAAGGACAGTAGAGAACTGGTAGTCTTGATAGATAACCTCAGTAATCGTGTTTGGAAATCTGTCACTCTCAACTCTGTTAAGCACTACATCAGCAACAAGTCTTTTACCTTTCAGGTCCTGATTGCCACTCTCAGCTTCAACTAGGTTAGCAAGCAACTCTAACTCACCCATATAATCCTCAAACTCAATCTGATAGGCTAAATCTTCCTCGTCCAGATCAATTACTGTTGTGGGGGTGCTATCCTCAATATTCAATTCTTCAATAACTTGTGGAACTTCTTGAACTGTCCTATTTGGAACAAGAACAGTAGGTGTAAATGCTTCTGTTACTGTTGTGCTTAATAAGAAAACAGCACAAACAAGAACCGCCAGTAACAAAAGATATTTAGTTTTCACAACATTGTTCTCCTTTCTTCAAGCCACCTTTGAAACTCCCTAACGTGGATTCTGTGAACTCGACCCTCTTTGATGAATGAACCACCGCCTAATTCAAATTCATTCACCAGTTCGTACATTTTGGTTTTCCCTATGTCAAAAAGCTGACACAAGGTTTTAATACTTGCATAAATTGGTATCATGTTATCCATTGTTCTGCTTACTGAACATTCTTTGTAAAAAAATAAACTCCAATGTCTGTTGGTGGAATATCAAGAACCGCAGCCCATAAATCAATATCATCAAGTGTAAGTCCTCTTTTTCCTACCATTTTCTGTGAAAGGTAAACCTCGGAAATTCCTAACTTCTCAGCGAAACCTCTCTGAGAACCGAACTTCTCAACCATCTTGCCTTTTAACTTTGAGTAATCCCATTTTAGCTTTGCCAAAACACTCTCTCCTTTCGATTTTATTTGTTCCGTTTCTTGAACATGTCTAAACTATAATGCACTTGTTTCATTTTGTCAAGCACCTTGCTTTAATTTTTTTTAAAATTTGTTATAATGTTGTTAAAGGATGGTGAATAAACATGAACAATGAAAAGGTTGCTTCTTTTGAAGAACGTCTTGCCTATGCCATGAGCATAAGGGGAAAACGTCAAGTAGATATAGCTAATCATTTTGGTTGGGCTAGGTCTACTATTTCACAGTATTGTGACCCTACAATATCCTATAAGCCAAAAGCAGATAGAATGTATCAGATAGCAGAATATCTGAATGTAAACCCTACATGGCTAATGGGATATGATGTGCCTATGAACGGATTATCAGATAAAGAAAAGCTGATTGTTGAGATTAACGAAATGGATAGTAACACCCTAGAGCGTCTTATAGCTTATATAGAGGCTTTTAAATCTGTAGAGGATAAACTGAAAGACAAGTAACCTATCGTGGCTTAAATCAGTGAATTTAGAGGTTGTAGAGGTATGTATTATTTTACTGATAGCAAGGGTAATTTGAAATTGCAACATCAGTATGTGGATGAAGTAACTGGAAAGCGTAAGTACATCACAATTACTGTGAATGGAAAGTCGAACAAAGCAAAACATGAAGCTGTTGAAAAGCTGCATGAGAAACTAGACCACTTAACGGAGAAGCAACATAGGTTGAGTGGTCTTATTTCTGCCTTTCTAGCTGAACAAAAGGTTACAATGAAACTTTCTACATACAGAAAGTCAAAATACTCTCTAGGGGTGTTTTTGCGTGTTGTAGGGGATGTTCAATTAAACAAGCTAACTAGCGGTTACATCAGACAGCAGATTCTGAAAGCTAATATTCCACCAACTACCGCTAATGAATACCTGGATAAATGGAAAGCGTGTCTAAGGTGGGGCTATGAGAATGACTTTATAGAGGACTATGGAGTAATTCAGAAACTAAAGAAATTCAAAGAGGAAACATCAAGGAAAGAACGTATTGAGGATAAGTACCTTGAAACGGATGAAATGAAAGCCTTATTGTCTGCTATGGATGATAAGCCTAGAAACAAGCTATTTACTCAGTTTCTATTGCTAACTGGAATGAGAATAGGTGAAGTAATTGCCCTTGATAGAGCAGATATTCAAGGTGATTATATCCATGTATGTAAAAACTACGACTTAGTAAACCATATTATCACTACACCTAAGACTAAAGATTCTATCCGTGATGTGTATATGCAAAAGGAACTCGCTGATCTGGTGACAAATATAATTCGGTTTATGGATGAACAATGTGTGCTATATGGTTATGAGCCTACTGAATATTTCTTCACTAACCATTTAGGCGAAAGAATGTCGTATGATTATTACCGCCAGTATCTGAAAGCGAAATCAATAGAGGTACTAGGTAGACCGATAACCGCTCATGCTCTCAGACACACTCACACTTCTATGCTCGCAGCACAAGGAATACCGATAGAAGTAATCTCTAGGAGACTAGGCCATAGCAATAGCAAAATCACTAGGGAAGTATATATGCACGTTTTAAAGGAACTAAAACAAAAAGAAAATGATATGATTAAGGATGTGAAGTTATTGTAGTTCGACTAGCACACTCAGCTACGAAAGTGCAAAAATTCGTGCCTAACTACACGCCTAACTCACAAAATAGAAATGCCCCGAACCATTGATTTTACAAAGGTTCTAAGCCTTAGTTCGACAATGATTCGGAGCTTTTTTATTGGTTTTTTGTAGGTTCGCTAACGTCCGCAAACCCTTGATTTTACTGAGTTTCTTAAAATCAGCAACGAAAACAAAATGTTTGAGTTAGGGCTTGTATGCCTAACTTTTTGCCTAACTTATCCTAACAATGCTTTCATTTTTGCATAGCTTGCAGGTCCGTATGAACCATCAATATTTTTACCCTTGAAACCAACCTTTTCCTGAAATACCTTGATTGCATTTACTGTATTAGTACCGCAATCTCCGTCCTCTTTCAGTTTTGCATTTAGCTTAATATAACCAATTGCGTAAAGGTAGTTAAGGTCTTGCTGCAGATATTTTGCATGAATACCTTGAACACCTTTCTTGATTGTAGGACTAGCAACCATAGGTTTGTAGTTTGGCTGAATTGGTGCTGCGGTTGTTGCCTTATCAAAGAGTGCCTTTTCAGCCTTTCTTCTCTTTGTAAGACCTGAAAGCACCTTACCACCACTCTTATTGTATTCAAGTATCTTAGCTGAAATCTGAGCAATAGTTCTAGTGCCATTAGCTGTCAACTGGTCGATTGAACCCACATTGTAAGCAAAAGACACTAAAGCCGAAAACTGATTTACATTGAAATGATACTTTGAGTTGTACTTCTCCACTTTTGCTTCAAACTTCGCCAGATCAGAAACAAGATAAGCGTCTGCTTGTGCTTGTGTAATCTTCATTCCCTTTTTAACATCAGCCCCATAATGTCCGTAACCGATAGTGTAATACTTCTCAGTAGATACGGCCTTGTAAGCTGTCAGTTTGCAACCCTCATGGGCTTTAATGAGGGCTAATCCCTCTGCTGAAATTTTCATAATATACCTCTTTCCCTAATCCTCTGTAACCTCAGGTAAGCCTGCCACTGATGTAAGCACCGAAAGAACACCTGCTAAAAGTGAAGCTGACAAAACCATAGTCCAGTTTACATCACTAACAACAACTGATGTACCGATTGTGGCTGCCGCTGTCTGAGCAACTGTTTTGATTGCTCTGATACCTGCGGCCTTTAACCATTTCTTGCTCATATCCCTTTCTCCTTTCCCTAATTATCGTGAACCAAAATAAGTGATTATTCCAGTAATAAGAGCCACAATTACGGAAGTCTTGACATTCTTCCATAAATCTCTAGGTTCGCTCTCTATCTTTTCTAATCTCTCATTGGTTCGTTTTTGTTCATCAACCTGATCTCCTAAAATAACCGAAAATCTCTCCACAGACACAGTTAATGAGTTGATATTATCAACTATGGATTCTACTTTTATCATTCTCTGCTCTATGGACTTAATATGTTCCTCTAAAGCTACAATTCTTTCGCTATCTGTCATGTTTGCTACCTCGCTCAACTACTATCCCTTATCCTCATTGTAGCTTGCATTTCTAAGGTCTGAATAAAATTAAGCATTTAGATATAGAAAAGGCTACCTATTATATATAGATAGCCTTAAATCATTACTTATTAAATTTTTCCACAAGGGCTAATGCTTTTACCACATCAAACTTCTGCAACTGTTCTAGCCATATAATGTCATGCTCTCGTTTATCCCATCCGAAATGCTCTCTGAAATAACCATCACCACATATCCCTTTGTCTGCATTGATAATCAAGGTTGATAGCGGTGGTTGTCCGTTCTCCTTGAACCATTCGTCAATCTCAGCAAAGTATCTGTCAATGAACTCAGCTTCATTAGGCTTATTCATCCACCTTGCTACCTCTCCATAGGTTGTGAATTGAACGTCTGCAAATCGTTTAATAAGGTTTCTGTAAATCTCGTACATTTTTGTCTCCTTTCTGTACAAAATTAATAGTTTCACCTTATATAACGATTGTGCAACACGAGTATAGGTTGTGGGTATTTGGTAAATTGTCTCTATCGGTTCGATAAATGCAGATTTATGTGGTTTTGTAATTGTATAATCTACACTTCGTATACGCATTATTTGTTGAAATACTAATAACATCACCCTGTGAAACTGGGATATGGTCAATGCCACCATATGATAATGCTTCTGCGGAAGTTCCATTAAATACTGGATTGTTGTTAATTAGTAATGTAGCATGATTTACGTTATTAGGTGAATATAAAGTGACGAATAATTCACCGTCATTTACAACTGTATGTGTTGAATTTCCTGAACTTTCCCATTCAAGTGATGAATAATTAACTTTCATATTTCCTCCTAACTTGGTTACAGCATCTGTACCACCATACACACAATTGTATTTGTAAAGAATATTATTATCTCTATTCATATAGAATCCCCAACAAGTTGCTCCTGTTGCCCATGTTGAAGCATCACAATATAATATACCAGAGAACCATTGTGGAGATTGTGCTGGGATAAAATTAAAAACATAGCCTTTTTGTAGCTTAGATAAAGGTATATGTTCTCTAATATATTTTCCAACTTCTGCACCTGTTGATACACTTATATTTGCAATTATTTGATTTCCAAATGTAACATCTAAAGAATTTGCTTTGCCCGATAAAGATGCATTTATCTGATTGATTTTGGTGTTCTGAGTGTTAATATCTGCAGCACCATAATCATCACCCTTAGTTTTATAAACTGTCTTGTCCTCAAGGTGAACACCTGCAAGAACAACTTTTCCGTTTGAATCTACAAGGTCATATACCCTGGCGGTATTTTCACTTGCGTCAAGCACATCATCTTGATAATCAGTTCTTAAATCTGCCATAATTTATCTCCTTTACTAAATCTTAATACCACGATAGTTACCTAGTCTAAATGCAAGTCTAGGAATAGCTTCAAATTGTGCTGTTAACCATGTATATAGCTTTAGGCTTGCACTCTCAATTCTGTTGAGTTCTACATAATTAATGTAGCCACCATTAGCAACAAAAGTTACACCAGTTCCAATATCAAAATTGTATGAAGCAAGATTGAGATTAGACAGTGCTGTTTCAATAGCGTTTAGCATATCCTCATACGGATAATCACTAACTGTCTGCGTATTTCCTAAGTCTATTGCTGTCAGTGTGTACATTTCTTGACATAATGTTTGTAACTCATTAAGATTTCCTACTATTCTGTTGTAATCAGTAACATTAACTGGGTCTGTTGCAACCCAGTTTGTCTTAGGTGTCTGCCACATTTAAACACCCCCTTTATGCTTCCTCAGGCATACCGAACAACTCAATATATTTATCAGGGTCTACCTCACCGATAAACTCCTTAAATTCGTCCTCTGTCATAGGAACAATCTCTTTGTTAGAGTACACGCAGAAGTAGTTCATTTTCTCTGTTCGGTAATACATTTTACGCTTTCTGAACTGAACGTATGTGTAAAGTAACTCTGCCTTGTCTGTGTCATACAACACACCTTTGATAATTTTCTTCATGCTCTTTCTCCTATTCTCTCATAGCCCTACGCATATCAAGTTTGCCACTAAAAGCACCATTGAATTTTAGGCTTGCTTTATTGATTGATACTTGTAGGTTATTAATGTACTCATCCTCTAGTTTGATTATGTCCGCTGCATTTAGTCGTGGATCACCACGATAATCAACCTCATAACTATAATTATTCTTATAGTGAGTTCCTAACCACTCTGCCAGGTTCTTAGCCATAGCATTTGTACTGATTAAAGGATTAGATATTTGTTTGTGACTACCAGTTGAATTAAGTGTCTCAGTGTACCACACATCATCCTCAACCTCTTGTGGGTTTCCGTCCTCGTCATTCTCATAGGTGTATATCTTAACTTGTACATCCTTGACTAATTCTTCTCTTGTTCCTAACAGTTGAGAAGTCATGTTGTCTTTATCAAGTCTATAGTCTGTGATATTTCCTAGCCCCACAAAATCAACGTTAATACGTGTATTTGGTGTTCCTTTTGTAAAGGTGACAGTTAATGTGTCGAACATTTTAAAATCAGCGTAAAGGTAGTTATTCGCTGTTAAATCGGTAAATGTAATATTATCTACCGCACCGCCATTGTAAGTGGTATTAATTACTACTTCTTGTGGTGGCTGTCCGCTGAAATTCAACTCTAGGCCATAATACACATAACCTGCTTCTAACTTTAGGGTAATACTAGGATTAGTGGTGAAATCTCCGTTCTCGTCTGCCACTTCTGATGATACAAAACCAGTATCAGATACATAGTCAGCACTGTTTCTAGGTAAAATCTTGAATGAGCCGTCAGCACTAGCGAAATTTCTTGTGAAATCAGCATAGTGTGTCATTACCGCACCACTTGTTAAAACGTTTCTAGGGGTTGAATAAGCTGTCTCCCCTACAGTTGTTAGGGTAATGTCCTCAGGCTCAAGATTTAGGGCAAAATTGCCTTGTATATGGATAACTCCGTCACCATCCTGGAAGAAAATACACCGACAAGCATTACATAAAAGCAATAAGCAATTAGCGTGTGTGTCCTCAGGCATTGGATTAGTCAACTCAATAGACTTCAAATAGTTGTCGATTGTGTAATCGTCAGGCTCCAATCCTAAATCTGTGAAGATAGAAACCGCTTCATCATAGGCTGTTCGTGTATAAATGCGGTTGCCTAGTGTATAAGTATCGTTCTGTTGAGCGAAAATGTTTGTAGCCGAAAATGTAAACTTGCCATTTTTAGCACTCCAATCAGATAGATACAAGGTTTGTGTCTGTAGCCACTCAATCTCTGTTGAATCTTCATCAAGTGCCACTCCGAAAGATACTGTAACAAGCTGCCCAGTAGTCAGATAATCAATGAATGAATCTGTATTGTTGACATTGTACTTGTTTTCCATATCTAATACTGAAACTTTAAGCTGTGTATCAGGTATATCCTCTGAAATATCTGAGATTTCTTCGCTTAAATCAGCACTTTCAACAACCTCATTGTTATAGGATAAGCCTACGCCCATTAAGATACGCTTAATTCTTAATCTCTGATTGCCACCTACCATTGTGATAGGGGTAATAGTAAGACTAGAAATATCTCCAATAGTGTCTGTTGTGACAAATTCCTCAGAATCATTCGTATAAACTGTACCCTCAGAATTAACATCAGTGGTAATCTTAAACTCTGTTGGATAACCCGAACCGAAATTGATAGTTAAGCCCTTGATTGAGTATGTATTTCCAAACTGAATAGTTGCACTTCCAAGAATATCCTCAGAAGTGTAACCATTATCTAACACATTACCGCTACCCTCTCTAGGTAGAATCTTGCTCTTTCCGTCAGCAAGGGTAAAGTTTTCCTCGAATGTCGCATAAACAACCTGCTCATTTGTGTTGAATGGTGTGTTTGTATCACTAAAGTACGCACCCTCTGTCAGAAATCTTGCGTCATTCTGAGCAATTCCGTTTACCTCTGCTAATACTACGGAGATATACGCTTGTTCTCTGATGATTTGGTTCATTGCCTTTTTGTATTCATTAGAAACCTTTTTCATAAGATTACCACCCACAATCTATCAAATTGAACTTACAGTTTTCGTACACATCATACAAAATTCCATTCAGATAATATGGCTTTGCTGTTGTGTCACCAGGGTACATTTTAACTGTGTGGCGTTGGTTATCATCACCAGTAAAGGTTACATAAACAAAGAAAGGTTCTAGGGCAGCTTGCATAGCCGCCCATGTTTCTGCACTTAAACCAGTCCAATGAAGATTGTTAATCTTCCATAGTTTTCTACCTATCTTCTGTCCTACAACCGCACCATTAGCATTTCTGCCACTATCTACAAGTTGTGAACGTACAACCTCGTAATCCCTTACTGGGCATGGGAACTGTACCCCATTTACAACTAAAAATAAATCTGTATCTTTTCTTCCACTCATATTTTACACCTCTATACAGTAGATATGATTGAACGACCTAACTTTCTTTGTCCTCTAGTGTTTGCTCTAGCGATTTCTCTATCACCAATAGCCACTGTGAAGTCCTTATCTGCTGTCTCTCTTGTGTTCTGAGCAATATCACTAAGGTAAGGTGCAAGTATCTGTGATACCGCAATTTCAACACCTTGCTGAATACCGCTAATGATCTGCTCGTTATTAGCAACTGTTGTATTTCCACCCATTGTACCTACCATTTCAGGACCTGCTTCATTTGCGATAAACAACTGGCCTGCTTCAACCATACCGCCAGTAGCAAGTCTAGGTAATGTAACTGTGCTTAGTGTAGGAATATTTAGGCTGAATGTCTGTCCACCAATTTCAGGCACCCAAGTAGGAACATCAAAAGACAAACTGTTTAAAGCGTTAATCATTGTGTTTAAGCCATTGATAACACCATTTACAAGTGTCTCAATACCACCCAAGATTGTATTAATTACATTCTTGATACCGTTCCAAATACCATTAAAGATATTCAAAATAGTAGTTTTTGCGACTGTAATAGCATTAACAACTGTGCTGATGATATTTGTAACAATGGTAATGATATTTGTCTTGATAGTGGTAACGATTGTAACAATTGTGGTCTTTATCTTCGTGAAGATTGCGGTTAGGCTTGTACCGAAATTGCTCAACAATGAGTTGATAAATGCAATCTTACTATTGATGATATTTCCTACAATCTCCGCAAGATTAAGCACAGCAGCACCTAAATACTCTTTGAATGAATCAAAGTCTCCATGTAACAATGCTCCAAAAGCACTGATGATATTTGAGATAAAATCAATAGCATTTGAAACTATTGCCAGGATGTAAGGTACTTCCTCACCTACCGCAAGTGCTAACATTCTGACTAACTCAACCGCTGCTTCTAAGATAGGCTCAATCGTTGTACCAAAATTCTTGATTGAATCAATTAATCCTGATACCGCACTCTTGATAGAATCAATGATAGGGCTGAACTTCTCACCTAGATTACCAAAAGACTCTTTAACTCTTTCCCATTGTTCCTGAATTTTAGCACATAATTCCTCGTCCTCTTGTACAAACTTAGCAACTGTTAAACCTAAAGCTGCGATTGCACCGATAATAAGAGGTATTGGACTACCAGTTAGTATAGTTAAAGCAACGGACACCGCTGTTATACCTGCAAGCATTAAAGCGAATGTCTCATTTGACAACTTACCTGCCTTAATCCAATCGTGTATGCCGACTACGAGCATTACAATACCGCCTACTAATAGGCCAATAGCACCTGCTGTTAATCCTAGTGCTTTCCATAGTCCTAAAAAGACCGCAACCGCACCGCCTACCATCATGGCCGTGTTTTCCCAATCTACACCATTCATCCATGCATCTACCGCACCGAAAGCAAGCAAAACCGCACCTATAACCGCTAAAAGTATTCCAAACTTCTGAGCAAGTGTTAGTAAGCCTGCTGGTAATGCTGAAAGAATCTTCCATGCTAGTAAAGCCGCACCAATTGCTAATGCAAGTGCAAGTATTTCTTTCAAGTGGTCTTGAATCCACTGTAGTGTGTCCTTAATCTTAGATGGAACTTCCACTTCCTCAAACATATTTGAGTAATCTGGTGTACTTGCTCCACCGCCACCGCCACTGTCTTTACTGATGATATTTAATTCATCAATACCTGCTGTTGCGTTCTTTGCCGCCTTTGCTGCACCACTTGTAGCCTTTCCCCATGCTTTAGCTTGCTTTGTAGCTTTAGTAAAGGTTGATGAACCTTTTAATGCCGCTAGAAATGCGTTGATTGCGTTCGCTGCATTTATAAAGGCTTGTGCGATTGTGTCTAAAATTGGCTTTGCAGCTGCAAGAACACTCATTAATGTAACACCGAAAGTATTCTTTAGCTGTTGTGCTGTTGCAGCTAAATCATCCATACTCTGTTGTGTTTTCATCCAATCAATGTTGTTCCATGCTTTAGAGTAGTTATATAGGTTCGTTATACCAACGTTTACTGCGTCCGAAATCAGCATTAGGAATCTGAATACCAGGTTAAACAGAATCATCCTACCGAAAATCGAAATCAGATAACTAAGTGGATGAAGTGCCTTACTTGCTGCTTTACCCAAAAAACCTAGCCCCTTGCCAAGTTTATTAACAGCCTTGCTACCTAACTGAGCAGCCTTTGCAAAAGCGTTCATTTTCTCAACTGGTGGTGTAGGTACAGTAGTGCCACTTGTCTGAGGAA